GTATCCAATGTAAAATCCGTTTTCTCTTCATTTTCTTCATCAACCACACAATTATTAGTATAATAAATAACATCAATGGTTTTATCCTGTTCAAACTTGTTAAAAAGTAACTTGTCAGAAAAGCATGAATACCTTCCCGCAATACCATTTCCTTTTAAAAATGGTTCGAAATTTTCACAAAAATCATGCCTGCGCCCATCAATAAAAAGGTATAAAATTCTTCCATTGACAGTATTTTCGAGTTCCGTATTTTCTGCAGGAAGGTTTAATTTTGTTTTTCGAAGTAAAAAATTCCAACCATCAGAACCACAAACCTCTTTATTTATAATGTTTAAAATCGTCATAATTCTTTTATGGTCATTTTTTACGAGTTCAGAAAATGCATTCACCTGCTTGTAATTCAATTCCAGCAGACATTTATTTATCAGTTCTAAAAAATTCATAAAATCTCCTTTTTTGAAAAAGTTCGGACAAGTTATTGGCCTATCCGAACCTTTAACTTTACTCAAAACTACTTAATTAAGCCTTGTTTTGCTTGTGCCATTATCGCCTGTTCGTTTTGAGTAAATTCCTCACCACTCATATTGCCGATATCCTCACGAGTAAAAACCTTATCCATTTTGCCGTCTGAGCAAGCATTCTGAGCATAAGCCGTCAACTTGCGTTTTGCGACAGAGTTCTCATCATTCAATGTTTTCTCGTATTCGGATTTCTTCAAATATTTATCAACTGCTGAATTTTCTAACTTTTCAACTAATTGAGAGATTTGAAGAATTTCATCTTTGTCCATATCCAAATCTTTAATATAGTTTAAGACATCAACTCGTCCATCCCCTTTAAAGAAATCTGGACGTTCTTGATTGAACATTTCCATTTGAGATTTTTCGGGTTGGGGATTTTCGTTGTTTTTACTCAAAAATTCAGTCTTATAGTTGTTTAATTCTTGAGCCTTCCGAGCTAATTGAACCAACAAATATTGTCCTTGTTTTTGTGTTAATACACCTTTTTGAACAAGATTTTTTAAGTTCTGAAAATCAGAACCTATAGACTGTTCAAAACGGTAAAAGATGTCATTATATCCATTTTGCGGATTTGTCTGCGGACTCACGGCAGACGATGAAATTCCTGTTTGTGCAAAATTTGCACCTATTTGATTTTGCATAAAAATTATTCTCCTTCTTCTTTTGGCAAAGAATTTATGTACTGTACGGAAATTTCAACAACGCCATCAATAAAACTTGACAACAAAATTGAAATAATATTTTTTAGAAGAGTTGAACAATTCAAATTCTTTAAAATATACTCTATCGCCATTTGTTTTTTCTCTTTTCCGTTACCACTACCTAATGTAGTTTCGGCAACCAATACAGCATTTTTTGCCAATTCTTTTATCTGTGATTTTATATTAGAAAACATAAACCAAAATTCTCCTTTTAAGTTTTATAAAATGTACTCTCAAGCACTATAGATATGGGATGAGAGTACATTTAACCCATTACCCTATTTTACTGATACAATCATTTTCGCTAAGGCTTTAGGCTGAACGGTCTTAGCACCGTATAAATACAGACCTCGAACTAAGTCAGAAAAGCTATCTTTATCACGTAGACTTTCAATTTTTGATAATTGAGAGGCAAAAGTAATTGCATCATTTGTACCTGCAAGAACGTAGTATTTGCCGTCCACATCTGAAAGATTTGTACTTACTAAAACATCCATGCCTGCAATCCTACCAATAGCACCGTTTCTCAAAGTTTCATCCCCAACGTTATAAGCACTAATGAACTCTGGACTTTGTAATAAGTAAGCTTCAATATCAGGGTTAATTACAACCCAAGGACGAACTCCTGCGTGAATAGCATCTGAATTTTTCAAAGCTAATGCCAATTTTACAAAGTTAGCATAAATTGTTGTTGTATCCAATGTAACAGGAGAAGATTCTTCTCCGACTGTATTTTTCTCTGTTACATCGGTATGAAGTCCCAACAAATATGAATCTTGAACAACTTCAATGGCTTTTTTAGCATTATTTAAATGAGCTTCCATAATGTCCGCATGAGCTTGAACTCGAGAAACATCATCTATTTTGAAAGCGAAAAATTTCTTTTGATCAATTACCAAATCTTGAGATGTTGGATTTAAGGCAGAATACGAAATATCACCATCTGTTAAAGTTGATACTGTAACTTCGGCAGGAGAAATAATTTTAACGGTGTCACCTTGATTTTTAATATCTCCTTCCCAATTTTTATTGACACATTGCATCATTACGCAATTCTTTTCCAAAATCTGATTTAATTTTTGACTCCAAATTTCTGGAATAAAGGCTGAATAGCCTGTGGTTACTTTTGTTTCTGACATTTCTTTTCCTTTCGTGTTAACTAAAACTAAAAACTAAATGAGTGGTGATTATTTTTAAAATTTTTCATTAATCGTCATTATAAATTTCTCTGAATTGAAGCCCAATAATCGCACAATTATCCGCAAAATCACTTCCTTCTATACAAATTTGTATAGAGTAATTACTTCCACAGATTTCCGCCTTTTCCATTGTGTTAGTAGCAACTGGCCAAACTGGGATTTCGGACGCTTCATCAGCCCAACAGTATTGTTGATTTTCTTCTGTTTCTTCATCCTCAGGACACCACATAAAATGAGAATAATGTTTAGAATAAATCAGTTCGATATCATCCCCGTACTCACTGTCATAGTCCTTATATAATGAGAAATTAAACTTATTTTCATAAGAGTCATCTAATACGAAATAGAATTCATCTATAATTTTTCGATGTAAAACATTTCCTAAAGATAAAAATGGGGACTTCCACATAAATTCAATAGCTTGCCCATTAAAAGTTGAGCCATAATCCTCTTTAAAAATTCGGCCTTCATCATCTGCAGTTACAACACAAGATTTAAACATACATGCGCTCGTAACATTTTGCGGAACAACTCTTTTGAACCACGCATGATTAACATAGTCGTTTATCCAAATCGTTTTATAAAAGCTTTTATTAAAATACGGGAAGAAAAACCATATCTGATTATTATTCTGATAATGCAAAGCTATTGTATTTTTCAAATTCAAAGAATCAAAATCTTCAAATTCTTCTTTTATATTTTGTGAAATTTCAGAACCTAGACGGATTTGATTTAATTCTCCGACTTGTTCTAGAGCAAAAATTCCATTACTTAAGAAAAACTGTTTATTGTCAACATTTATTATGGAATTTTTTGCACAAGTTCCCTTATCTGCAAAAAGAGAAATTGCAAAATCTGACGGACTTGAACCTGAAAGTAGATAAACTCGTTCTTTTTTATAAACAGCAAGATAATCTTTGTAAGTGTGCATTCCGATAATATCTGCAGTATCAGTATGAAAATCATTGATATAACCAGCATCATCAGATGTGGTAAAATCATTATAAGACCCTAACGCTGAATAATAAATCGTAGACTCTTTAGCGCACCAAACTCGACCTTTATAAATAGTCATACAATCAGGATGTAAAGGGTTACCACTTCTATCGTTCAAATTACAATCTACAATATCAAAATTGGCATTGTTTTTTATATAAAAAGCACTGTCTGATTCTGTAGAAATAATTACACCTCGCAAGAACACCGTAAAAAGAACCTTTGTTCCTGTTAAGGTTTTATCAATCAAATTCAATTTATCATCAAAAGCTGAATATATATAAATTTTACCAGAAATTGTTGTTATAACTAAATTGTATAAATCATCAGCCTCAAGCTCACACAATCCAGTAATTTTTTCTTTTTCAGGAAGCTCAACTATTACCGCATTACCCTTCTGTCGTAAAATACCTTTATTACGGTAAATTTCGACATTCTGAGAGTCAGACCAATAAATAGTTTTTGGATTTAACCCCAGTTCTGTTTTCGTGGAAGCCTGATTAATTCCACCAGACAAATCAAAATAATTAACATCCATAAAATTTTTTCTCCTATAATCTTTCCTTATACCAGCGAACCTTTGTTCGAATAAAACTTCCGACATCATTTTTCTCAACCCACGAGTACGGAGGTAAATATGTAATATCGATTTTGCCGTAACTCGTAGTTTGCGGATGTGAAACTCCGAACTCATAATGGGTTAAAACCGTATTCGAACTAACTGCAATCTTATATTGCTCACAAAGTTCCGCACAAAACTTCATACAAGCTTCAAACTGAGTTTTCCCGATAGGAAAATTTCCAACAGAAGTTTTTGATTTAAACCCATACATTCCACATAGGCAAACGCCTATAGAACCCGTATTTCCTCCTCCTGTATGTGGCGCATACTTTCCATCTGAACAATTGTCATTATCTTCAGGCTTAAAATTTCCTTTGTGAATTTTTCCGTCAACGTCTACTAGATAGTGATAATATTGCTTCTCAAAATCTCCTGGGTAATACCTGCCTGCACTCCAGTGCAAAATAATTCTTTTAACCATAAATACCTCATATGACCTTCCATCTGGGATTTGCTACCATA